TTGGTAATGTGTCTCAGATCACCTTTGCACAAGCTCAAGCACTTCAAACAATGGTGCAGCAAGCTACTGGAGCAGTTGATTCAGCTGGTTTGGCTGGAAACATTAATGGAGAGGCTACTGCTGCTGGTATCTCTATGTCTCTTGGCGCTCTCATTAAAAGGCATAAGCGAACTCTGATCAACTTCCAAGAGTCTTTCTTGTTGCCTTTTGTTAAAAAAGCAGCTTATAGGTATATGCAGTTTGAGCCTGAACTGTATCCTGTCAAGGACTACAAGTTTAACGCTACCAGCTCTCTAGGCATCATTGCTCGTGAGTACGAAGTTACACAGCTTGTACAGCTGCTACAAACTATGCAGCAAGACAGTCCGTTGTATCCTGTGTTGATTCAATCAATCATTGACAACATGAACCTGTCTAACCGTGAAGAACTTATTGCTGCTATGCAACAAGCATCACAACCTAACCCTGAAGCTCAGCAGATGCAGCAAGCTCAAGCACAAGCTCAGATGGCCTTCCAAGAGGCTCAGACAGCCGCTCTGCAGTCGCAAGCACAAGAGTCTATGGCTAGGGCGCAGAAGTACGCTATCGAGGCTCAGATGCTTCCTCAGGAGCTTGAGATTGATAAACTGAAAGCTATTACTACTAACATTAGACAAGGCGAGGAAGACGACAGAGAGTTTGAACGTAGACTTAAAGTCGCTGATCGTATACTTAAAGAAAAAGAAATAGACTTGAGAAACCGAGGAGGTCAAGCAAATGGTAGTGTCACAAGCCCAGCTCAACAAAGCACTGGAGGAGATCAACAGCAGTTACAGCAAGCTCTTGGAGCGGCTATGCAAGGTGGAGGAGCTGCTTAATGAAAAAGAAAGACCCAAGGCTGGAGCGAGCAGGAGTAAGCGGGTACAACAAACCAAAGAGAACTCCGAGCCATCCTAAGAAGTCTCACGTAGTTGTTGCCAAGGAAGGTGACAAGGTTAAGACCATCAGGTTTGGACAGCAAGGCGTTAGTGGTGATAAGAAACCCACAGCCAGACAAAAGTCTTTTAAGGCTCGCCACGCTTCCAACATTGCTAAGGGCAAGATGTCTGCAGCATACTGGGCTGACAAGGTGAAATGGTAATGTCTAAACGAGGTTTATACGCAAACATCCACGCTAAGCGTAAGCGTATTAAAGAGGGTTCTGGAGAGAAGATGCGTAAGGTAGGTAGCAAAGGCGCACCGACTTCAAAGAACTTTAAACAAGCGGCTAAAACAGCCAAGAAAAGGAGGTGATCCAGATGCCATACGGTAAAGGTACATACGGTAACAAAGTAGGTAGACCACCTAAGAAAACTAAGTCAGGTATGAAAAAGAAAGGAAGTAAAAAATAACTAAAAATTAACTTGACATTTACTTAAAAGTATGATATAATATACTCATTATATACCACATAAGAACTGTCCCGTCAATAGGAGAAACAGTGAAAATTACAGACTATGAGTTAAAAGTTAAGAATGGTATTGATACAGCTTTTGAGTATCACGGTTTTAAAGGAAGTAAAAACGAAAAAGCATTAGTGCTTTACTCTGGTGGGATGGATAGTGTATCTCTTGCGTGGAATCTTTTAGAACACACACAACAAGATGTACATATACACGCTATTCATCTTCACAACAGAGAAAACAGAATTAATGCTGAAGCTGTAGCTATCAAAGATAGCATTGAATTTATGCAGCAAAACCAAAGAGAGTTTACGTTTAGTTCGTCTACTTACTCTTGGTTGACTGACTACGCTGGTGGTAAAGATATGACTCTTGCGCTTTTTCAAGCTGCTAGAGTTATGGCTGGTACAGGTCAGTTGTTTAATGTTGTCTACACAGGCGACTACAACATGACCAAAGAGGAAACTGCTGAAGCATACGGTGTGTTTAATGCAGCTTGTATTAACAGACGTATGAAGCCTATATGGGCGACTCCTCTGGACTACATGACTAAAATCTCTGTAGATAGAAGTCTAGGTGTTTACCTAAGTATGCCAGAAGAGTTAAGAGAATTGTACTGGTCTTGTCGTAAGCCACTACAGTCTCCAGCAGGGTTTATTACGTGTGGTACTTGTCACGCGTGTGAACGACAACACAGAATGTTTGAAAAACTAGATACGCTGTCCGAATAGGAGAAACAGCATGACACCAGAAACAGAAAAGTATTTTCGAGACTTGAATGATTTGTTTAGATCAGAAGGTTGGAAAATACTACTAGAAGATATGCAAACATCAGTTGTTGGTATAAATTCTATAGAGCAAACAAAAGACGAGCAAGACCTTTACTTTCGCAAAGGACAACTTGCAGTTATGAACAACATCCTTAATCTTGAAACTCAGGTAAAATTTGCTCAACAGCAAGCTGAGGGACTAGATGAGGAAACTTAGAGATTTTAAATGTCCTAATGGACATATTGAAGAACACTTTGTTAGTGACGACATCGTACTTACTAGGTGCGAGTGCGGTGAAGACGCTAAGAGAGTGATCTCTCCAATCAGGTCTGTACTAGAACCTCACAGTGGTGACTTTGCAGGAGCTACTATGAAATGGGCTAGAGACCGAGAAAGGAAGATCAAACAAGAACGGAAGGCAAATTCGTAAGAACCCTTCTACAAACTACCAATCTCCATAATGCTAATGCACGGGGTTTAATAATGGCAGCAAAACTATTAGATGAGCGTCCTGAAGAGGATACAGTAGACACAGCAGAACTTGATACACAAGAAGAGCAGTTTCAACAAGGGCCTCAAAAAGAGCAAACTCAAGAGACTGATGATTTACCTGAGAAGTACAGAGGTAAGTCTGCTGCGGAACTAGCGCGTATGCACCAAGAAGCTGAAAAGCTATTGGGCAAACAAAGCGGTGAAGTAGGTGAATTAAGGAAAGTTGTTGACAACTATATCCAGACACAACTCACACCACAACAACAAGCACCACAGCCTGAAGATGATGATATTGACTTCTTCACTGACCCTGACAAGGCAGTAAGTCGAGCGATTGAGAATCATCCTAAGATTAAAGAAGCTGAACAATATACTCAACAGTATAAAAAAGCTACGGCTTTAGGACAGCTTCAAGCTAGACATCCAGACATGGAAGCGATCCTGAAGGATAACCGCTTTGCTGAATGGATTAAAAGCTCTAAGATTAGGACTCAGTTGTTTGTACAAGCTGATCAAATGTACGACCATGAAGCTGCTGATGAGCTTTTCTCCTTATGGAAAGACCGTCAACAGACCGTACAGCAGACTGCTCAGGCAGAGAAGGCAGGAAGGAAAGCAGCAGTTAAGTCTGCAAACACAGGTAACGCTCGTGGCAATCCTGACTCACAGTCAAGAAAAATCTATCGAAGGGCAGACATTATTAAACTTATGAAAACTGACCCTGACCGATACCAAAGCCTTTCTGACGAGATCATGAAGGCATATCAAGAAGGGAGGGTCAAATAGCAAATTCTAGGAGAATTTAAATGGCTACTTCTGTATATCCCGCCACTGGTGGTTTTGTAGATAATACTTCTGCAGCAACTTTCATCCCCGAAATCTGGAGTGATGAGGTTATTGCAGCCTATGAGAAAAACCTTGTACTCGCTAACCTTGTCAAGAAGATGTCAATGTCTGGCAAGAAAGGTGATACTATTCACATTCCTAAGCCCACTCGTGGTACTGCGAATGCGAAGGTTGAGAACACAGCTGTAACTGTTCAGAATGCTGTTGAGACTGAAGTTCTGGTCACTATCAACAAGCACTTTGAATACTCTCGTTTGATCGAGGACATTACTGAAGCACAGGCTCTTGCGTCTCTACGTCAGTTCTACACTGGCGATGCTGGTTACGCACTTGCTAAGCAGGTTGATGATGACCTGTTTGCTCTTGGTAAGTCATTCGGTGACGGTGATGGTTCTGATTGGACTCACAGCAACGTGTACTACAATGACGCTGCTACTGGTACTACTGCTTATGCAGTTGATACTGTAGTAGCTGCTGATGTGTTCACTGATGCTTTCTTCCGTGACATGGTTCAGAAGATGGATGATCAAGATGCGCCTATGGATGGTCGCTTCCTTGCTATTCCACCTGCGTTGCGTAACGCTATCATGGGTATTGATCGCTATGTGTCTTCAGACTTCGTAGACGGTCGTGGTGTTGTTAATGGTAAGATCGGTAACCTTTACGGTATTGATATCTACGTTACCAGCAACTGCCCCACCATTGAAACTGCTGCTGAAAACGCAGCTGGTGGCGCAATCCGTGGTGCTATCATGGGTCACAAGGACACTATGGTTATGGCTGAGCAAGTAGGTGTACGCTCACAGACTCAGTACAAGCAAGAGTTCCTCGGAACATTGTACACTGCTGACCGTCTGTACGGCATTCAGGTTCTACGTCCTGAAACTGGTTTCGTCTTAGCTGTCAACGGCTAAGCAACCTCTAGCCCCTCTTCGGAGGGGTTTTCTCTTTTCTTTTTATTTGTTTTTGTCGGAGTAGACTATGCCAATATATCGTGGTGAAGGTGGGTCAGGAGATGCTAGCACTGACGCTTACGCTTCGCAGATTGCTGTTTACGCACAGACTGCCACTACAAAAGCAAATGAAGCTAGTGCTTCTGCAACCGCAGCAGCCGCTAGTGCAACTGCAGCAACCGCCAGCGAATCAGCTGTTGACGCTGACGCTATAGCAGCAGAAGCTGCCAAGGTAGCTGCAGAGGCTGCTCAGGCAGCAGCAGAGACTGCACAGACAGGTGCTGAGACTGCTGAAACTAATGCAGAGACTGCTGAGACTAATGCAGCAGCAAGCGCCTCATCAGCTTCTACTAGTGCTACTAGTGCTTCCAACTCTGCTACAACTGCTACAACCAAAGCCAGTGAAGCCTCAACATCGGCTACCAATGCGGCTAACTCTGCAACAGCGGCAGCTACATCAGCAACTAACGCAGCTACTAGCGCCTCTAATTCGGCAGCTAGTGAGTCAGCCGTGGCGAGTGATGCGGCAGCAGCGGCTAGTTCTGCATCGGCTGCATTAGCCTCTGAGACGGCTTCAGCGGCATCTGAGAGTGCGGCAGCTACCTCTGCATCTAATGCGTCAACCAGTGAAACTAACGCAGCTGCATCAGCTAGCGCGGCTTCTACTAGTGCTACCAACGCTTCCAACTCTGCAAGCGCAGCATCAACGTCAGAAACCAATGCAGCCTCTAGCGCATCCAGCGCATCCACAAGTGCAACTAACGCTAGTAACAGCGCATCAGCGGCATCTACCTCAGAGTCCAATGCGGCAACATCAGCAAGCAATGCAGCGACTAGTGAGACCAATGCAGCAACCAGTGCATCCAATGCCTCTACAAGCGCCTCTAACGCCTCTACAAGCGAAACAAATGCAGCCAATAGTGCTACAGCGGCAGCAGCAAGTGCAGCAGACGCAGCGGCTACAGCGGCTTCTATAGGTGACCTTGATAGCCTGTCTGATGTTACTATCACTAGCGTCTCTACTGGAGAAGTTCTCAAGTATGATGGCGCTGAGTGGGTAAACGGTACAGCCAGTACGGTAGCGGCTCTTAATGATCTTACTGACGTATCTGTAGCAACCCCTTCAGATGGTGAGTCTTTAGTTTACAACGGTACTTCAGGTAACTGGGAAGCATCAACAGTATCACAAGCTACACTGTCGTTTCCCTTCTATGATTCAAGTACAACCCTTGACAGTATTGCATTACTATCTAATCAGAACCTGCCGTTCTTCAAGGCGAATGGCACACAAGACAACATTACGGTGACCTCATAATGGCTAAATTAGTTAAATCAATTTACACAGGAAGTGATGTAACTGCCCTTGGTGAGACTACATCATCAGATCAACTTGAGGGACGCTACGCTGTAGAGGTTGCTACATTGACCGATGGCGCTACCATAACGCCTGACTTTGGTGCTAATCAGAACTTTACTGTGACCCTTGGCGGCAATAGAACACTTGCTAACCCTAGCAACATTGTAGTTGGTCAGACGGGTTCTATCTTTATTGTGCAGGACGCTACAGGCGGTAGAACATTATCCTATGGTGCTTACTTTAAGTTCCCTGCTGCAACTGCACCTACACTATCAACTGCCGCTAACGCAGTGGATCGCATTGACTACATTGTTAAAAGCTCAACTGAGATACACGCCGTGTTTACTGGAGCGTATGCTTAATGTTTAGCAACAACCTACTAGCAGGAGTCTCTGGTCAGGGTGGCGGTTACACCATTGACAACTCGCTACGCTTCAACGATAACGACTCAGCCTATCTATCGCGTACACCAGCAAGTGCAAGTAACCGTAAGACATGGACGTGGAGTGGCTGGGTTAAGCGTGGGAATGTAGGCTCACGCATGAGCTTTTTTGTTGGCGGTGTCACCTCTCTTGGAAATAATGTATGTGTAGTACAGTTTGAGGCTGACGATACTCTTGGTGTTTTTGGTACAACATGGGGTCAAGTAACAGATTGGTATTTAAAAACATCACAGGTTTTTCGTGATGTTTCTGGCTGGTATCACATATCAATTAGCTTAGACACAACCCAAGCTACAGCTTCTAACCGATTAAAAGTATACGTCAATGGCGTACTTATAACATCCTTTGGAACATCTACATATCCTGCATTAAATTACAGTACTGCCGTTAACAATACAGTTCCTCAGGTTATTGCGTGTAGTACTGCTGGTCTTTATCACCTTGACGGCTACATGGCAGAAGTCAACTTCATTGACGGTCAAGCCCTAACCCCTAGCGACTTCGGTGAGATTAACGAAGACACAGGCGAGTGGTCTGCCAAAAAATACTCAGGCACATACGGCACTAACGGATTCTATT